TTACCACGCTCAGTGCGTACTGCTGCCACGGCACTGCGTAGAGTCCAAGGCTGGCGAACGGCTTCTTGCGGTGGAAGTAGGGACTCGGATAGTCGTACAGCGTCACGCGCCCTGCCCTGATGAAAACCCGGCCGCGGGGGTACAGCTTCTTCCCCGGCTCAACCCAGTATCCCCACGCCGCTCCCTTCGGACCCATCCAAACCCGCTCACGCGATTCGTTGATCGAGTCGTCCTTCCTCCAGAACTCCTGCGTCTCCGCCTGGGGGAACTGGCTCGAATAGGATTGCTTGTCTCCAGCGCCCAGCAACCGCTTCATGCCGGGTGACAGGGGGGGGAACAGTTGAGGCGCTCCCGTTGGACCCTGCACGTCAACCGTGTACCGGCTCTTCTGCTCTTCTGCCCTGACATACTTTCCCATCGTCGGGTAGGCTCTCTTGATCCACGAGAGTGTCCGCATCCTCCGATAGACCACACACTCGTCTTCCTGAAGATCGTCGCCCATCCCCAGCCGCAGAATAGAACTCGGTGGCAAAGCCTCCAGACTCAGGTCTCCGTCTGAAGGATCTCCGCTGTCCCCTCTGGCAAACGGGTTCCAGTAGAGCTTGGCCGGCGCCGAGGTGAACATCGCCCACATGATGCAGAACGCCATCCTGCGCTCGTACCCTGAAGTCGATACCCAACCCTTGTTCAAGTTGTTGAGGATCTTCTCGATCTCTGAATACTTCCCGTCGTTGGCAATATCGACGATGTGCGAGACTGGCCGAATGTCCGTGATGAGGCCGATCGTCTCCCAAAACATCGACAGAAACTCGTTGCTGACTGGCTTTGCCCGGTAGGAGGGCATCGCGTCCTTCCACTGCATTCCTACCAGATAGTCGAGAGCGTTTTGAATGTCCCGGAGTTCAGGAACGTCCTGCTGAAGAGCAATACCCTCCTCAACGGCCGCATCGCACCAATCGTTGAGTTGGGTGTAATACTCAAGTCGTGACGTGGTTCGTTTGTCGTCCTCGTCCGGCTTCGGCCTTATCTCCGGGAATTCTTCAATCACTGTGACCCTTTCTTTCTAAAACCAGTTTTCCTTGAGAGCCATCCGCAGTTTCTCCTCAATAAACATCTTGAGAGGCATCGGAGGCTCGGAGTTCTTTGCCCTCTCCTTGGCCGGCTCGTATTCGTCTCCGAGGTCAACCACGATACGCCCTGGCGAACGGTTCTCGTATGCCTTGAGGTCTTCCGTGGCCGCCTGCGCTTCCGCCTTGGCTTCGTCCACTTCACACATCTTAGCCCAGACCACGCCAACAAGTTCACTCGAATTTGTAAACTTTTGGCCCAGCCGCTCAAACAGGCGGTTCTTGTCCGTCTCCCCGACAACCATCACATCACCGTCCACCAACTGAAGCAAGACGTTCGCCACCACCGACTCCAGCCCCGTGGCGTACCGCCCGTCGAGAGCGTCCTTGATCCGCTGAGGAATCTTCAGGGTGATCGTCGTCTGCCCCTCTGGAGACGGGAACTTGGCTGGTCCTACTTTGAACTCCATCTGGGGTCCGTCTGCGTAGAAAGCCGCGGTGTCGTCCCACCTGTGGTTGGAGTTGATCGGGCACATCAACCTTCCTTCGGCGGCTGAAATCTGGTTCGTTTGACCCGTCTCGCGCTTGCAGCGAGGGCAACTAAATTCCGTCTTCAATACTGGCATCTTTCTCCTCCTCGATAACTACGTCGTATGTTTCTCCTGAATGTGCCCCATCCCCGATTGATACAAACCGAACCACGTTATCCGGCAGGGATTCGTCATCGCATATCAGAACTCCATTGAACGTCTCATGCCCGTGGCTGAATTTCGTTCTCAATTGTTTTCTGAATTCTGGCCCAGCCTTCTTTCCGGCAATGATTTTCGGTAAGTCAACTCCATTCCATGCAAGCTGAAAGCCTTTTTGCATCTCGCTTAGTTTCATCTTTCTCCTCCTCTAACTCGTGGTCCCTGGATTCGTATACGGCTGAAGCTGGACCGTTGGAACTTTCCAACTCGTTCCATTGTTCGGGCAAAATGCTGGAGAGTTATGGTACGCAACGCACTCCCCGTTCACCCACGCTACGGGAAGAATCGTCCCGCACGATACGCACCTCACTGACTGATATGCCACTGGCTGCATTCTCTCCCCTTCTGTTACTCTTCGATTGACTTGCACTCGATCGTGGGTAAAACAAACATCATGTTGTCGTTTTGACAAAATCCGGTAGTTTCGTGTTTCGCTCTCCACTCTTCAATCTTGTTAGTAAGCCGATGCTTGATTGCTACCACTGAAAGACTCATTCCGCAGTGGGGACAAATTACTAACTGTGACAATACAACTGGATTCATTCTTACCTCCTGTTACTCCAAAATTTGGACTTACTGATACAACCAACTGTTCTGGTCGTCCGACTCCATATCTTCCTGCTCGGCCTCGTATTGCGCCATCGACTCCGCTGTAATCTCTTCTGGTGCTACCCCATCCTCGTGCATCCTGGCCGCCGTCCCCGTCCCGTCAAACACTGGGCTGTAGTCCGTTGACTGATAATCTGACGGAACCCGCCTCTTTCCCACCCCCTTCAGGTTCACCACCGCCGTCGCCCCTGAGTCCCTCACGATACTGCTGCCGATGTTCTTCCCCGAAACCCGCTCGGCCTCATGCTGCGAATTTGTCGTCTGAATGATTGTACCGAATCTGTCGAGGATCTTGAACTCGTTTTGTTGCTTAGTCGATTCCTGCTTGCTCCCGCCTGTCCCCTCGCGCATCTCGCGGTACTCGTTCTCGTGAGCGCAGTAAAGTGCAATGTGGATCGCCATCTGGAAATCATCATGGGCGCCGTCGCCCTCCGCACCATCCTCTGTGAAATCGTAGAACTCGTCGCACGTGAACTTGTCTGGAATATCGATCGAGTCATCGAGTAGGGTCTTAGACATTTTCGACATAAGTGCGCGTTTGGTCTTGTCGTTTGTCCAGAACCCCATGATGTCCGTCATCCAGTGGGTCATCTTGTCGAGGTGTTTATAGCGATAGATGTTCTCGTACTCGTACCCGCGAACCAACTTGTTGTTGGTGACCATGCCCATCGCGTTGACTTCCACGGCCGCTAGAGCTTCGTTATACATCCAGCAGATAGCAAGCACGACCTCTGCAAGCGATTCAGGATCGAGATACCCATGCCAGCAAGCTACTTGCTTATCTTGAGTCAAGTCACTCGTCTTGATAACTTGGCAGCAAGAATAATCTCCTCCGTCATTACCAAGACTCACATCCACACCTACGCAGTAAGTCGCTCCCGACTCTGCCTTTTCCCACACGTGAAACCTATTATGAGTCTTCGGATACTCTAACTCCTCGCCGGCTTGCACCTCACGCATCTTCGCCCGCGGAACTCCAGCATTAAAGTCGTAACTAATCTCTCCAACCCACTTCGGGTTGCGCGTCCTCTTCATCAACTTGTTAATAACTCCGAGCGGATATGCAGTCACAGCCGAGGTCTGGAAGCTCTCCTCTGCGTTCATGCTGTATTCCTGCCGGAACATTTTGTCGTCACCGTCAGTCGCCACGAAGTCGGCAATACGCTTCCGCCGCCAGTTGAACACCTCATTCTTGATGGTGTAATTCTCTTTTGCGAAAACCTGTTCCTTGATGAGTTGCTCTTCCTCGTTCAATACGAACTCGGTCCCCTTCGGGATCGGCAGAGAGTAAGTCTTCTCGCGCCGATAAAACGGAACGTAGATTGGGTCCCAATCGTTGTCTCCCGCCTCTGCCTTGCGCCAGAGGTTGTGCCATGCGTCATTACGTCCGTTCGGCGTGGAGATCATCACGTAGATGCCATCCAGTGCGTTGAACGTAGGGAATAGAGATTTCGTCAACTGAGTAGGATCGTTCCAGAACGCCAGTTCGTCAAGGTGCGCCCGGTTAAAGGTCTTACCGCGGCCCGCACCCGTAGGTTTGTTTCCGTTGTCTGCGTAGAGTCGAGTCTTCAGACCTGGGCGCGTGTAGCGAAGCACATCGTCCTTCTCGTCAAAGTCGATGAACTTACCCTTCTCCTTGTATCTAATTCTCGGACGCATCCACCAAGGTAACTCGTCGATGGCCGCAGCGTACATTTCAAGAATGTATGTGCTCTGGTCTGAGTCCTGAGCTACCACGATGGAGTTGATGTGCTCAGTGAAGATAGTGTTCGCAAAGATGTATCCTCCAACGAACGTGCTTCCACCCATCTGACGAGCCTTGTCTACAATGGCCCTGACTCTCCCCTTCTGCTTGCGGCGCTTCTCGAACTCCTCGTACAGAATCTCCTGCGAGTCCCAGAAAGGATACAGCCCAGTGAAGCCGCGGTCTTCTGTTTTGATGGCGTAGTAGTTACTTAGAAAATATCTAGTGTTGGTTATGCAACTTAGTAATTCATTATCGATCCATTCATTGTCGTCTTTTGATAAATACTCACGCGCTTTTATCTGATCCCCACCGTACTTTTGAAGGTGGAGGTCAAGGACTTCAATGATTTCGTTGAGGTACGGGTTCTGCCTTTCGAGTGCCATTTACTCGTCCTCTTCGCTGTCCTCTTCGTCATCATCGTCGTCGTCTGGTGCATCGTCGCCGGCATCAATATAATCGGGTACTGCCGCTGTTTCCGCCGGTAAGAGATTGTGGGCCTGCGCCTTCGCCCTCAGCCGCTTCATTCTTTCTTCAACGGTCTCCGCTGAACCCATCTGAACCGTAGGCTGGTTGTTGTTATTTACTTGAACCGCAACCCCCGGTCCCTTCGGCTGCAACCCCACAATCAAATCCCTCACCAACCGTGCGCCCTCAAGCCGCGTCGTCTTGTCCTCCACCGTCACGTACTCGTCTTTGCCCGTCTTCAGGTTCTTCTTCATCACAAGTTCCGTGGAGGTGAGCAAACCGTTGATCGTCTCCTTCGCCTGGGGGATCGTCGAGATGACAAGATCGCGGACTGCCAACTGCATCTGGCCCTCCGTGTTCTGTTGTTCGTACATCTCGATCGACTTGATCGACTCCATCACCGTCGCCAGCGAGACGTGTTCCGCCTTCGCTATCGCGGCCGGGTCCATCACCTTCGACTTGATGTAGCGCATCAGGTGACGGGCGTCCGTCTTACCCCGCTTTGCGATTGCTTTACTCATGCATCTCTTCTTCCTCTGGCTGAATTTCTCCATCTTCCTGATAGCTCGCAAGTAGAGCACGAAGTTTACTTGCTTCTTCAAGAGCAGCGTCTCTCTCTTCCTTAGCTTTACAGACAAATTCATGAAGGGAGACGTTTGTTTTTCTTAGGCTCTCGTAGTCAAGACGTGGAACAACATCTGATTCTTCGAGAACAACACCTTGATCTCGCATCAGTTCCCTCTTGGAGTCTTCTGGTAAAATGCGCCACTTCTCGTCAAGAATCGAGCATATCTCCATTTGAAGGTCCGGGGATAGGAGCCTGAATTGTGTATACCGGGTACGCAATTGGACTAGAAGAGCGATTGTTTTTTTGTCGGTTGATGTATCGGCTATCGGCGCGGATGGCTGGTAGCGCGAAGATAACCACACGACCAGTCTCTTGAATAGATTTTTCATTGAATCCTCCTCCTCATACGTTCGCTACCACTCCCGGCGGGTTCTCCATCGGGTCTGCTTCTGGTCCAGCCGCGTACCCTCGACCGCGGATCTCCTCGATACCCTCGATCTCAGCCAACTCCTCGTCAGGCGTGTCGATGATTTCCGTGTCGCTCTCCTCCGCGTCAGGAGCGTCTACGACCGCCACAAAGGGTTGCCACTGAGGGAACTGAGCCGCTGCGCCTGCCGGTGGCCGCTGCGGGGCCGCCGGCGCTCCCGGCTGGGCCTGTGCGCCTTCCGGTGGCGTCCCGCCAGTCATCACCGTCCGCAAGAACTCCAACTCCCCTGAGAACCGATGCAGCGCCTTGGCGACTTCCTGATTCGACTTCACCAACTGCGGTATACCCCTGAGAGCCGCCGTCAGGTCTTTGGCTGCCGACCACGCCTTCTGAGCCAACAGGAAAATACCGAAGGTCAAAGCGAGAGTCACCGCCCCTGCCAACATTCCAACCGTCAAAGTCGTCGCTTCACTCATCACACCCTCGCTTCAGGAACCGTGACCGTCGTCCCGTCCTTCCGAATGCCCTTCATCTCCGCGGCCACGTACACCCGCGTCTCGAAGAAGTAGGAGCAACCGCGCTCTTCGTTCTGGCACTCGTAGCGCAACGCCTCAACCCCGCGCCGGCCCATCTTCACCGTCATCACCAACGGGTTGCCACAGCCGCCACAAATCACCGTGCCGCCGTCAATGGGCGACTGCTCTGGAATGCTGCGCCTCGGTACTGCAATGTCCACTACTGCCATGATTTCCTCCACACGGGAATTCAATCCCGCCTTGTTTGAATGTGCGCTTCCACTGGTGGTATTGCTCC